AGCAGGTGTTCTTGGTCGACGCGCTGTTAAAGCTGTATAGGTAATAAAATTGTGGCGGGTTTATTATCCGCCCTTTTTTACGTTTGTTTAATGATGTTTGGTGCAATGTGCGCTAAAGCGGCAACTGACGGAATATAGGGCTTAAATGAAAGATTTAATCATGGCGCTATCAATTTTTGGTAGTGCCTTTTTTTTGCTTGGTGACATATGAAATACTTTGTTTTAATCGTTTTTATGTTTTTTAGTTTTGAAACATTTGCTTCTTGGAGGGTTGGCTCTATTGGTTCAAGTTGTACGTCATACCCTGACTATATTACACCATTACAAGCGACACCTTTTTTAACTAAATCAGCTATTCAAGCAGGTATTAAAACAGCGGCTACTGGCTCTAATTGTGGCTCTGGTTTGGACTTTATGAATACCAATAATATGTCTAATAAAGTTGACGTTTGGTATGGAAGGAACGGCACGATTTACAAAGTAAAAACTTTTTATATTAGCGGCTCTGATGGTTGTACTTTTGATGATTGTAAAAGTATTGCTGAAAGTGAATGTAAATCTCTTGGCAGTACCTTAAATCAAGACTCGTATTTTTATAGAGGCAATAGTGATTACGATGCTGTTTGTAATGACCCACCACCAGAAGAACCCGTAAAAACAGAAGAAGAATGCTTCACACATGCGAGCAATAGCTGTAATACACGCGGCTCAGTTTCAGATATGTTATTTACCGATAACAATGATTTTACTTATGAATGTACTTTCACTTGTGGAGACGGCTCTACAGGTGACGAAAATGGCTCACATGCAGGAAATAGCGACGGTATATGTAATCAAGATGACCCTAATGATTTAATTGATTGTGACACACCCGTTGATGACCCTGATTGTGTTGGTTGTGGTGCTTTTACTCCTGATGAAACTACCGATTTACCATATAACCCTGATGGAACAACGGGTACTGATGGGACGGGGACTGATGGAATTACGAGTACGCAAGGTGATGTTTTAATTAATGAGGTTAAAAAACTTAAAAATGAAAATGCAGAACAGACCATCAAATCAGCAAATGCTATTACTAACGCTGTTGCTGATATTAATAATGATGACAAATTACAGGGCATTATTGATGCCGTAAATAATAGCTCTGGTGGCTCAAGTGGTAATACTTACAATGACTCAGGTCTACGCTCTGATGTAAATTCATTAGAGGAAACACTTGCAAATAAATCCAACCAAGAAATAGCCGCTGATGCGTCAAACACTAATGCAATAATGGCAAATGACAACACTAATGCAGGTCAAATTGTTGATGCAATTAATGGTCTTGGTGATGGTCTTGGCTCAACGCAAATAGGCAGAAATATTGAACCTAGTGAAAATCTAAAAGGTTTTTACACGTCTGTTTATCCTACTGGTGTAAATGGCATGTTCGAAGGGAAAATCGAAGGATTTAAAACAACTGAATTCTATGTTTTCTTAGAGCAATTCAAACCTACTTTTACTGGCGCACCTCCTAATATGTCCTTTTGTATGAACTTCGGTGCTTACATGAATCTTGGTTGTTTTGACCTTGTTTTAGACCCTAGGATTTGGCCTGCTTTAAAGATATTCATTTTAATTACGGCAGGTTTCACTTGTCGCAAAATATTGTTTGGAGGTTAATGTGTTGGATTGGCTAGCTGAAACGTATAACGCCTTTATAGACTTTTTGTATCGATTGCTTTTGTCTTTAATGGATATGTTAAAGGATCTCTTTATTTGGATGCTTGAGCAACTCATGAATGTTGGAAAGCTTTTGTTAGATGGTGTTGGCTCATTAATGTCAGGTCTTGATATCGCTCAATACTTCGCAATGATACCGCCAGAAACGGGCTACTACTTAAATCTTTTAGGTGTTTCTCAAGCTATGGGTATGATTGCTACCTGTTTGGGTATTCGCTTTTTACTTCAAATAATACCTTTTGTAAGGTGGGGCTCATAACATGATTAATGGAATTGCAGGAAAGCCAGGGGGCGGAAAAAGTTATGAAGCAGTTAAAAATCACGTTATCCCTGCACTTGAACAAAAGCGAAAAGTAGTCACAAACTTACCTTTGCAAATAGAACATTTTGAAAGTGTTTATGGTGCTGAAATTGCGGAGCTAATAGAAGTTGTTGAATACAATTTTCATGAATACGGAACGACTCGCCCATTTTCCCAAGCTGAAGATTTTCTAAAGTATGATGACTGGAAAAATGAAAAAGGTCAGGGAGTTTTCTTTGTAATAGATGAATGTCATTTATCTATGCCTAACGGAAAAGTCACACCGCAAACAACAGCGCTATTAGAATATTTATCAATGCACAGGCATTACGGCCATGACATATTACTAATCACGCAGAACTTTAAAAAGGTTCATCGTGATATTAGAGATATGGTTAACTTGGTTTATCGAGCTATTAAGAAAAGCTTCAACGGTCAAGACTCAGAATATATTTTAAAAATTCATGAGGGTTGTACAACAACCGTTGTTAATACTAAAGAACGCGCTTATGAGTCACACGTTTTTAAGTTTTATAAAAGTCATACGATGTCTAATCAATCAGTTGTTGAAGCAACAACACAAGATATTACGCCTTGGTGGAAGTCTGGCTTAATGTATGGCGCTATGGGAATGGGGGGCTTATTTCTATTGATATTAATATGGTTTCTTACTTTGGTTTTTGGCTCTGATGAACCTAAAGAAGAAACTAAGCCTAAAATTGATAAGTCTAAGGAAGTGGAAAGAAAGTCAATCCCTGTTGAATCTATTGAACCTAGAGCAAGACAATCAAGAGCAGGTACTTATGTCGGTGCTAATGTAGGCTCTAACGCTAATATAAAGCCATTTAAAGAGCCTATCAAAGCCCCAAAACAGTTTAGCGAATATGAAGATATGGTTGAAAAAAGCAAAAGCTTTCATCCGTTTTACAAAGTTGATTTAGCTGTATCAGGTTTCGCTGAGGACTATAATTTTAAGATTGTTTATTTTAGTGCTCGTCAAAACGGGCAACATGTATTTACTATTTCAAATAAGGATTTAGCGCTTGCTGGTTATTCTGTCAAAGTCCTTGGTGAATGTGCTGTTAAGATTTCTTATTTTGATTATCAGGATTTTTTAACATGCAATTCACCTATTCAATCAGTAGTAGGTACTGAACAAGTCGCTTCTTTGAACTAGCGATATTTCTCTTCAGGAAGGGCACCGCGCAAGCGGGAAGGAGCCTGAAAAGAAATGTCGATTGTTTTATATAGCGTAGCGGTAACTTCTTTGTTCTTACGTTAGCAAATTAGCTTGCGATTTTTGGGGAGTCCATTAGCTTTCAGCCCTTAAATATATTGAGGCCGCACGGTCTCCAATTGATTTCCGATCATCTTTATTGCTTTGCAAAATAATTTTTTAAAATCAACCTCAGCCGTCCTGCAAAACTTCTTTTAAAAAAAATACCTTATAGCAGCTATAAGGTATTTTTAACTGCTATAAAGTGCTTTGTAACAGCTATAGGGTATTTTTTATTTTACTTGTGATTATGGGAGCTTCACACTTAACAGAAACATATATCACTATGTCCGATACTCTTCAGAGTTGGACTAATGTCCCTTTTTGGGTTGTTTTTACCGAATATAGCGCCTTTTTGGACCTCTTTTGGTACTTCTGTATAAATCCATGAGTTGTCTAAGCCTTTCAATTTCTTCACTCATAGAATCGTTGTGTATCTTTAAAATCTCACATTCAATTTCCATTTGATGAAAGTCGTATATTGCTCTTTTGACCGCTTTTGAATTTGCACCGGTTCTATATTTTAGCTTTAAGAGTCGGATTGCTTGTTCGAATTCGGGGTCGTCGTTTGTGAATTTTATTAGCATTTTTGGATTATGTATTTAATCCAGCTTGTTTTGAAGGTTAATTTTGTTGAATGGTACAATTAGAAATTGGCAAAAAAAAACCCCGTGCTGTATTACGGGGTATAACTCCTACCGTTTTGTTGACTTCTAGCAGTTTACTTCTTTTTATATATTTGCATACACGTATGTTTTCTAACGTTTTGCTTTCATATCTTTTGTTGCTTCTTTCAAACATTCGGTAAATAAATAGTTTGCTACGTCTGTCCATTTGACTGTTTTCCCTACTGCTTGGCTAATATCTATTGCCGCTCGTTCTAATTCCATTTTTCTATCCTCCCGTACTCTTAGTGATGTGTACTTCATATCGTCGCTCATTTTTGGTTTATCCTTTTTTTATTTTAATGCCTAATTAACATTTATTTCATAATATACTTGCATACATGTATATTTGGTGCGTATACTCTTTCAAAATAACATTGTATGCAAATAACACTCTTGCCTTAATTATGAGGCTTATTTGTCTCTTTTGCATGGTTTAGATTGGTTTTTATGATTATCTATTACGAATATGAAAGGGTTTTGGGCGTTAATTCAACACACGACGAATCGGGTGAGCGCAAATACAACTACTTTTCATCATTGGCAAAGTTTAAACAGTGGGTTTCTTATGAAATGGGAAATTCTGAAGTAATAGAAATTACAGATTCAAATTATAGAGAATTAGTTGAAAAGGGGGTTGTATGAAAAATTCTTCGAATTGCGCTTTATCTCCTCTTGCTGATGAATTAATTAATAAGCGAATCACTGCTAAAAAAGATTCTGTGATTGTTGACCATTTAGCTTTTAGTTTTCCGTTGTCACAACTTCGACATTGTCATAAAGCAGGTTTTGCAGGTTACAGCCCTGAGACTCAGCCTTTCTTTCCCTTACCACCAGAAGTAGAAAGCTCTGAGGGCAAGTCATTAGATGAAATTGAAAAGCATTCACTTTTTGTTAAAAAGCAACTTTCTGAATTTTACCTTAAAACTCTAAAGGCTTTTGTTGACCATGTTCTCGGTTTTACGGTTTCCGCTCCAAGAGATAAAGGCTTTCACGGTTATACGAATTCTCTAACTTTAAAGTCTAAAACGGGTGTAGATGTTGGTTTTATTGGTCTAGGTGGTCAAAGAGATACAGCTTTCATTCAAATTTCAGGTTTAGGTTGTAAAAATCTTTTCGGTCATACAGATAAGTTTGTTTTGCATCATTGGTTAAATACCGTTTTATCAATTTCATTTTTGTCTCGTGTTGATTTGGCTAGTGATGATTATGACGGTAATTTTGATTGTAATTATGCTGAAAATGCCTATAGAGACGGTGCTTTCAGGACAGGTAAGGGCGGCAAGATGCCTGTATTTAAAGACGCAAGCGAGTATGTTTACGGCAATAATTCACAAAAGTTTTTTGATGTTGAGATGGTGGTTATAGGTAAGAGAACTAGTCCTATTTACTGGCGAATTTATAACAAAAAGCTAGAACAACAAATAATAAATGACAAATTAAATTGGTATCGCTCAGAGGTTGAGTTAAAGAAATGGTCTGTTGATTGTTTGCTTGATGTTGATGCTAGTTTCGCAGGTCTTAATGCTTTTTCACAAAGTATGGAAAATACGCAAGGTGTAAGAACTAAATCCATGTCACCAACAAAATCAGCTTGTTTAGAGTTGGCAAGTCGTGTTCGTTGGTTCCGCCATGCGGCTGGTCGTGCTTTAGGTGACGTATTAGAGATTGTTGGCGGTGATGTTTCAAAAGCTTTTGGTTTGCTTATGCCAGATGAAAAGTTGGGTGAAAAATTGGGAATTCCTCCCACGTATAAAAAATTAATTAATAACGCATTGGAGTGTTAAAAAGATGGCTATTGTAATTGCAGGTATTGGTATCACAAGTTTTCCAGAATCAAAAAATCCAGATGTAGAGAATGCAAAGTTAGAGGTTCTTTATCCTTTTGAGCAGGTTGATTCTCCTAAATTTAAACGTAAATCATCAGGCAGAACAACAGCCACACCATTCGGGAAAGAAGCTATTGCAATTAACGCAGAATACGCACACAAATTAATTGATTCACAGGCTTTTGTTGGTGATAAGGAGTACGACCTTAAGTTTTCTTTCAATGATGACACTTTTGAAAATGAAGTAACTGAAATCATTCCTGTAAATGCTCAGTTAAAAGAGCACTTCAATATCAGTTTAAAAAATCATAACAAGTAATCAAATGACCTATAAACAAGACTTTAATCAAGAGCAAGATATAACTAACTTTTGGCGTACCTTTTACACTGAAAACCCTAGAGGCAATGCCGCTTGTAGAAAGCGCTATATTTTTGCTTTGATTATATTTTTTGTTTTTATTTCGTTTGATTCTTTTAGTGCTGAATGTATTGATTTTGACCGCGTTGTCGTTAGAGAAACGGGTGATTATTCGATTTATTACCATACAGAATTAATGGCTGATGATTGCACAGGTCAAGTGGTAATGAATGCTAGTGAGTATGCAGTTTTAAGACTTTATGAAGCGCAAAATACACAATTTACTGAAATAACTGGGGAAATGGCTTCGGCCTCATTCACTTTTGGAATGTCTGGTTATT